CGCGCAGTCGCAGATGCACTTGGTCGGTAAACTGCTCAACAGGAACAGAAGCTGACTTGGTTACTGCGCTTTCCGTAGACTGCAAATAATTCCCACCAGGGAAGTTGCGTGTCTTGATTGTAAAGTTAGCACTAGGGTTTGACGCAGTAGAGTCACGGAACGTTAAGTCAGGGATTAACCGTTTGATAAACGCAAACTGATCGCCATCCCCTATATCGACTTGGCTTGACTCAATGTACGCAGTGATCGCAGTGCCATCGCCATCGAACCCTGTTTCCTGACGGTACAGATAATTCCCTGGTCCCGCTGCAATAGGCTGATCAAAGATGCCACGGTCCATCCACGCTGTACGAGGTAGTGTGCCGTAGTACCAAACCTGCTGTTGGTAATTATACACAACGTAGCGGTCATTAACTTCGCTACCCGAAGACGGATAGAACCACCAGACTTCAGAGAACGCTGTGTTAGTCGCGGCGGCAATCTTTTCACGTTGATTCAAGTTGATGTCGTCAAAGACGTAATCCCGTACGGTACAAGGCAAACGCTGCACTGTACCACCGTAGACATAGAACTCTTGCTGTCCCATCCAGAACACGTTGTCTTCTACCGCAGCCGCACAAAGCGGACCCATCGTCGTGATGTTTTCTGAAATGTGGTTTACACCAAAGGTAAATGGCGGACCCAAGAACTGCATCGCGTACAGGCTGTCGTCTGTGTAAACCAAGATTTGTTGGCGTGTCTCGACAGCCATGACGATCTCGGACCCAGAACCAAGGCGCAATTCCCCAGCAGTGTTGGTCGCAGTCGCTGCCCAATCGGTCAAAGATTCTTGGGACGAGAACCGAATAGCCAACGGATCCTGCACACCAGGATTAGCTTCAGTGTCACAGCCAAACGCAATAATGTGACGGTCACGATCTGACACCAAAATCTGCTTTGCAATCGTAGGCGCACTGTTTGATCCCGCTAATGAATCCAAACTAACCGCCCGTGTTGTAAACCCGCCTGTCCTATCCCAATAGTAAATGCCGCCGTTGCGGACATTCATTAACAGGTCTTCGCCAAAGTTATCATGCGACCAGATACGCAGCGTATTTGTCACGATTGGCGTAGTAGCCGCCGATCCCCACGCGCCACGGCCCCATGTGCCAACACCCCAACCTGCACCAGTTGCAGTGGTGTCTAGACCAACACTAACTTGATACGCAGCAACGCAAGACGCGCCACCGTTTCCAGTGTCAGAACCATCTGCGTCAACTTCGGTAGGGGCTAGTGCGCCATCAACAGTGATGTCTTGTATTGATGTCCCTGCGGTACGCGCTGTGATCGTGTAGTTATTGTCATCAACCACGCTTACAACGTAATACTCTTGGTTCAGTACATCCGCTGTAATGTTGCCGCCAAGACCCGTTGCACCGCTGAAGGTCATAAAGTCGTTGACCACGCAACCGTGATTTGTGTCTGTCACTGTGATTGTGGATGATCCACTTGTTGCAGAGAAGGTTACGTCACCCGCAGCCGTTGTGACGCGAATGGGCGTAATGTCGTTAAACAAACCACCGTCTTGGTTGATGTAGTATTTTAGGGATGTGCCAATACCAATTAAGCGACTGTTATCCAACGCCACCCAAGGGTGCATCGCACGGGCCGTGCCTAAATAAGAGCTACCTGTAAACTTTTCCCACCCACCAATTTTCTCAGGCATACCGAAGCGAAAGCGTACTTTGTCTACATCGAACCAACCACCTTCGTTGGTGTACGAGGTGGTTTCTCTGTTTACTCCAGGCTTAAACTGTAACTTGGTTAGTGGCATGGCACCACCTATGCATTCAGAGCAGTAAGGTCATCCCAAACACGTTGAGCATGTGCCGCCGCGTCAAAAGCAACAGTGGCATCAGGATCATTTGGGTCTGGGTCTGTCCAGCTATTCGCTGTCGCTTGTGTCGATAGATAAGTTTGCAAGTCTGCTTGTGTGGCAATTTCTTCGATAGCGTCAGATGTATCTGCGCCATCCGCTGAAATGCCAATCATAATCCAATCTTGTGGTGATGCAGTGTCTGGGTCTGCAACCGCATACATCCCGCCTGTTGACTGTGGGACACCAAACTTTAGCCACGCGGGGATAGTCCCGTCAGCTTCTAGCCTGTATTTTACAACTTTATGAGCCATCTGAATTGTCCTCTAGCTGTGGGGTGTTCGTTAATGATGTTTCGTCTAATATAGCAAATCCACGGCTTTCTGCAAAGGCACTTGGACAATGCGCCCATTTCTCTGCACAAGCCTCTAGCCACGCCACCGTGTGGTGATGCTCTGGTGCCTTGCCTTGCTTGATTAGCTCGTTTTCCCATTGAAGGTATGAGTAGACTTCCGCTTGCGCTTGCGCTGCGTTGATGCCCAAGTCAAACACATAGATCAGGTTGCCTTCGTCGATGTTGCCGCCACGAGAACGCGCTGCGTTTAGAGCCTGCTTCATGCAAGTCATAATGTGGTATTTGACTTCTTCACGCTCGTAATCTTCTTCGGTCAATTCATCTTTGCCGATCTTCTTCATCAGGTTTTCATACTGATTGCTAAAGAAGTTTAGCTTGCGAACCGCACCCTCAACGTAGCCACGGGATGACGCGGCTTGCGCTTGCTTTTCGTTAATCTTAACCTCAAGCATTTCGCGCTCAAGATCGTCTGTTTCTGTTTCCAGCTTGCGTTCTAACTTCTTTAGTTTGACTTCTTCCTTTTTCATGCGGAAGTAGCCCTCTTGCAATGCTGCTTTGGTTTTCTCAATCTCCGCAAGTGTGTGCTTAATAGAACGGATCGGCGTAATCGCAGTGACGTCCAGTGTAACGCTCATCATCTGCGAGTGCGACTTGTAGAAGTTGCTAGACGCTTGGCGTATTGCAGGGGCTTTTTCTGCAATATTTGCCAGCATAGATTTATATTCAGGCTTTGCTTGTGGAAGCTGAATGTCTATGTCTTGCGTGACTAGATGCGTTTCTTTTGCTGTATCTTTTGGCAATGTCATTCTCCCTATGCTGCCTGTGATGCTTCGAAGCCCGAACTTACGCCAGTGTTAAAAGAAACGCTTTGCGTCAGGTCAGCAAAATCAACACCATTACCTAGTGTGCCAATAGTTACTGATTGTATTTGATTCGTATAGCCTGTACTTCCGTCACTTCCCGCTGCCACTAAAGCAGTTGTCGAATTTGCCGCCGTTCCCATATACCATGCTGCATAAAGAAGATCACCAAAGTCTGCGGCGTTTCCAGTTGTTGCTATTGCTACATAATCAATAGTGTTAATTCTAGTACTTGTACGCCCTCCACACCAAAGTCCTCTGGTTGCATTACCCGTAGAAACAACGCCATCCCTTGCAACCGTAAGATCGCCAAAGTCAGTTGCGTTTCCAGTAGACGCTATAGTGATATAGTCAATAACATTTGTGTCAGCAGAGGTAGCAAACCCGCCACCAAAAACACCTCGCGTCGATGAAGAGCAAGTGCCACCTGCTTCACCCCGTGCGACAGTCAAATCTCCGAAATCTGTTCCGTTTCCAGTTGAGGCTATAGTTACATATTCGATTGTATTTAAATATGTAGTAGCATCTGTATCATAACCACCAGATGTTATGCCTCGTGTATTGCTTGAGGCACAAGCATTACCCACTGTTTTTGTGATAGTGTCGCCAAAGTCAGTTGCGTTTCCGGCAGTTGCAAACGTAACGTAATCCATAACATTTTGCGACAGACTACTTTGATTATAACCGCCAACATAAATGCCTCTAGTGTTTGATCCAAAAGCTCCAGAATCATATCTGGCAAGCGTAAGATCACCAAAGTCAACCGCATTGGCTGTCGTTTCTATTACGACCTTATCTATGTTTACTGATATCGTTCCAGATGTGGGATAAAAAGAACTAAAAAGAGCGATAGATTGAGAATTCCCCGCCGTAGGCCACAGCCCCGCCGCTGTGTATGCATTGGCTTCCGCAAGTGACCACACGCCGCTTGCTGCGTCATTCTCATATGGCCCTGCGGGTGCTGTCGGAGTATCGGTAATAATGTTTCCTAGATAGCGTTTAGGCATTATTGAAGTCCTCCGTTGCGATTAGATACACCCGAAAGATTATAAGTGGTTTGCGTTAAATCCCCAAAATCCGATGCATTCCCTGTTGTATTGGTAATAACGAAATCAATTATGTTAGAAGTTGCTGCACCGTCACCACCCGCAAATAAACTTCTAGTTGACCCAGAAAGTGATCCAAGTCTGCGTCTAGCGTAAGTGAGGTCACCGAAATCTACCGCATTACCTGTTGATGCAATTGTCACATATTCTATTACGTTTAATGGGCCTTGCCCCCCAGCAAATATGCCCCTCGTAGAATTTGAGGTGCCAGTAAGCTGCGTTTTTGATCCAGTGAGATCACCAAAGTCTGCAGCGTTACCTGTCGTATCAATTGTAATATACTCAATTGTGTTTACATTTCCACCACTTGTTGAACCACCGCCGAATAAGCCGCGCGTCGAATTTGAGCATCCACCGCCCGAAGCTGTTGCAGTGGTTAAATTACCAAAATCTATTGCGTTGCCCTCTGTCGCCATAGTGATGTAATCTATTGTATCGTTATAAGAGCCGTCATCACCACCAATAAATATACCGCGTGTTGCACTATTAAACCCACTAAGCTCTGTGCGTCCCAAGGTAAGATCACCAAAGTCTGCCGCCGTCCCAGATGTGGTGAACAAAAAACTTTCTATGCTATTTATATTTCCGCTACCACCACCAGCAATTGCCTTAGATTTTGTCGCGCAAGTTCCGCGCTGACCCGCAGCACTCAACATATCTCCAAAATCTGTTGCATTACCTGCCGAAGCAATATCGACTTTATTTATAGTGTTTGCGTTACTCAAACCAATAAATAATCCGATTTCAGCCGTTGCATCAGGCCAACCACTAGCATTCTGAAACTGCGTCGAGAGCGACCATACACCTTGATAATTTGGCATTATGAAAGTCCTCCGTGTGAACCAGAACAGGCGGCAAGCCCTTTTCTCGCTACTGTAAGATCGCCAAAGTCAGAGGCGTTACCTGCCGATGCAATAGTAACATAATCAATTACATTTGAATTAGGCGACATGCCCCCCGCAAACAACCCTCTGGTTGAGTTGCTGCAAGCACTAAGGGTATGCCTTGCTACAGTTAAGTCTCCAAAATCTGTAGTATTACCCGTGGATGCTATAGTAATTTGGTTTATAACATTTATTGATACATTTCCAGAAATGTTGCCCCCTCCAAAAATACCTATTGTAGAAGAAGAGCAACCTGCTGGATAAGCTACGTCAGCACTATAATCACCGAAATCAGTTGCGTTACCTGTTGAGGCGATTGTTATGTAGTCAATAATGTTTGTTCTTACATCACCGCCAGCAGCAAAAACACCTCTCGTTGTAGAGGCGCAAGCTCCGATCCCTGCGTTTGATCTTGTCAAGTCGCCGAAGTCGCTACTGTTACCTGTTGATGCAATGGTGACGTATTGTATTCTATTTGAGTAATTACTTTCGTAACCACCTCCTACCACACCCCGTGTAGAATTTGATAACCCTACGGGAAATTGATTTCCTACCGCCAAATCCCCAAAATCAGTTGCGTTTCCAACAGATGCTATAGTGACATAATCAATTACATTTGAATTACTGCTAGTGTAACCTCCAGCCCAAGCACCTCTGGTAGAAGAAGAAAATGCGGATATACCTTCTCTTGCGACTGTAAGATCACCAAAATCAGTAGCATTAGCAGCAGACGAAATTAAAACAAAATCAATTACATTTTGATTACTGCTAGTATAACCCCCTCCAAATAATCCTCTATCTGCTGTGCTGACAGGACTAACAGCACCACTCGCATCACTCGCTACAGACCAACCAAACGCATTGATCGCCCAGACGTTAAACGTGTAGCTTGTGCCGTTGGTTAGGCCAGTAACAGTTATTGGTGATGATGACCCTGTCGCGCCTATACCGTCATTGGACGTAGCAACATAACCAGTAATCGCGGAGCCGCCGACATCGCTTGGTGCGGTAAACGAAATCTCAGCAGATTGATCGCCGCCCGATGCACTAACCCCTGTGGGACTGTCTGGCGCATTAAGCCCGTCTTGGCCTATAAAGCCGCCTTTACCTTTAGCCATCGGAAACTCCTAATTAGCTAATTTCCTCGTAGCTCACGATCACTTCTAAGTCGCTTGCTGTGCCAGCAGTCGCTGTAATTGACCGATCTTCTTCCAAGTATATCGCAGTGTTCTTGTCCAAGACAACAAGTGATGCATCCGCAGGTACAGAAACTGTACTAACCAATGAGTAAGCCGTTCCGCCGCCAGACGCTGCACTGTGAACATCCACAGTTACGTCACATGCGTTCGTGCCATCGACGTTTGCTACTTGAATCATATTGATCTTGAAAACCTTACCGCTTGATGCGGCGTTACTTACAAGAGTTGTCTGTGATGTTGTAGAAAGCGCAGTCGTAGACGAAATGCCTGTGATTGTGCTTACATTTACAATATTTGGTGCCGCCATTTCTAGCCTCCAAGATAAGTTATGGCCTTTTGTAACATCTTGACATCATCACAAAACGATCCCAAGGCCGTATTACATGAGTGACAGAGAAGACCCCTGACAGTTCCTGTCTCATGGCAGTGATCTACATGCAGTCCACGTTTTGTTGTGGGAATCTCATTGCATATAGCGCATTTACCTTTTTGAGACTTGTGCATTTCAATGTATTTATCGGCAGTTATACCATACATTGCTTTTACACGACTAGCCTGTTTCTCAACAGGAGACTTTAAATGCCAGTTTTTATTCATGCGATCTTTATGGCATGGCTTACATCTGGCATTTGTTTTTCTTCCAGTGCCATCAAGATAAAACAAAACACGCAAACTTACCCCGCAATCAGGGCATGGCTTTGTGTGTGTTGGCCTATCTTTTAACATCATAAATATACTACCCAAACACGATTGCCATGGCGATTGCCTTACCAGTTGATATTCCAGCGTCTGAGAACGATAGGGTTCCAGAGCCATTTGTAACAAGTGCCTGTCCATTTGTACCATCTGCACCTGGCATTGTCAGCGTAAAACTTGAACTTACCGTAGTTGGTGCGTCCAATCCTACATATTCTCCACCAGCAGCGTCTTCTAAGCGAAGGGCTGGACCAAGTGCCCCTGTTCCAATGAAGTCTGCTAAATCCTTTGCGCGTGTTGCCATTGTTCAAACTCCTTATGGTTTCGTGGGCCAGTCGGCATCTTCGAGGTTAGGCCAGTTTTCATGGGCCGTAATGTCCCGCAACGCTTGACGATACGTGGTCATTTCTGCCGACATTGTGACATCAGACAAAGCGTAGAAGTCTGTTTCGGCTAGTTTTGCATCACGCTTTTTACGCATTTCCGTTGCCTTAGCAGATGTTGCGTCTGCAATCTGCTGTGCCGTCAGAGCAACAACAGTCTTAGTCAGCTTCCACTCGCCATCAACTAAAGATGGAACACTGCTGTGCTGCAAGCGATGCGTCAAAGGATCGTAGTCTGGTGCAGCCTCGTAGCCGACAGGATACATTCCGTAAGCAGCCATTGTTGCCGTTGGCACTGTCTTAGGAAAGGATGTGTTTGGATAGTCACGGCGTAGCTGACCCACTGAATATGGGTATGTGTCTACCGAACCGTTTGTGATTTTTACGAACATTGTAAGTCTCCTGTTTGCTCGTTGTTATTCTTGGACACCAATATTGAAAGTAAATACTGCGTCACTAATGCTATCTACTACAAAAACTTTTGTTCCATCTGGTTTAAAATATACCCCACTAGGGTTATCAAGATACCTAGCAGACCCCCCATCATATTCCTGACTATAGGTGGATGTAGATACATCCCAAGCCGTACTTAAATCATACTCTAAAATGGCTTCAGAAACGGCTCCCATAATATACATTTTTGTACCATCATCCTTAAAGAATAACCCTAGTGGGGCAGTATCTTGGCTTGCAACACTAAAGGTATTAGAAGCGTAAGAAGCAGTGGATATATCCCACGCAGTGCTTAGATTGTATTCAAACACTGCATCACTATTACTGCCTACGACATACATCTCTGTACCATCAGATTTGAAATATAATCCTTGTGGAGCAGTATCTTGGGTTGCGACACTAAAAGTCTGACTATAGGTAGCTGTAGATATATTCCAAGCTGTGCTTAAATTATATTCATCTATGTCATCATTAGTAGAACCGATTATGTACATTTTAGTGCCATCGTCTTTAAACGTAAGCCCTAGTGGAACGGTTTGCTGTGCAGAAACGCTGAATGTTCTCGTGTACGAAAACTCTGATAGATTAAATAAGTTAGCTTCTGGTACTACAATAGATGCAGTAGATACATCATAGGCAGTACTTAAATTGTATGCGTAAACTGCCTCAGTAGCTTGACCAGTAATAAACATTCTGGTTCCATCAGGTTTTAAGAACACATCTTGAACGGTGGCTTCTTCATTCGCAACACTAAAGTTTTGATTATAAGTAGCTGAGGATACATCCCATGCAGTACTTAAATTATACTCATAAACCGCATCACCAGTAGTTCCGCTAAGGTACATTTTAGTACCATCAGACTTAAAGAAAAGACCCCGATTATTATTCTCCTGAGTTAGAACACTAAAGTTCTGACTGTAAGAGGCAGTCGTTACATCCCAAGCGGTGCTTAAATTGTATTCATTTACAGCATTTGAGCCGACACCAGATATATACATCTTAGTGCCATCATCTTTGAAGTATATACCTCTTGGATTTGTTTCCTGAGCAGCAAAGCTAAAGTTCTGGCTGTAGGTAGAAGTTGAAACATCCCATGCAGTGCTGAGGTTATACTCATTAACGTCGTCGCCTGTCGTTCCAATGACGTACATTTTTGTTCCGTCTGACTTAAAGAATAAATTCGTTGGAGCATTCTCCTGAGAAGCAACGCTAAAACTTTGCAAGAAAGATGCTGTACCAGTGTCCCAAGAAGTACTTAAGTCATACTCATGCACTGCATCAGCGGGTGAGCCAGTTTGTCCAAGAACGTACATCTTTGAACCATCAGACTTAAAGAAAAACCCTGTACTGTCTGTGCCAGTTTGAGCAACAACACTAAACCCTGCATCAACAGAATACTCATAAACCGAATCATTAGTACTTCCCACTATATACATCTTGTCACCCTCAGGTTTAAAAAATATATCTTGTGGTGCTGAATCTTGAGCAGCAACATTAAACCCGCCTAAGGAATACTGATATACCCTATCGTTTGCAGAACCTAGAAAGTAAAAGCCCGAACCATCTGGTTTAGTATATAACCCCTGTGTTTGAGTGTCCTGTGCAGAAACACTAAAGTTTTGAACATAAGATGCAGTAGAAATATCCCAAGCAGTGCTTAAAGTGTACTCGTTTACGTCTTGACCAGTAAGCCCAAGAACATACATCTTGGTACCATCAGAGTTAAAAGAAAATGAAATAGGGACGGTTTCCTGTGCAGCAACACTAAAGTTTTGTAAGTAAGATGCTGTAGAAATATCCCAAGCAGTGCTTAAATTGTATTCATTAACGTCATCGCCATTGTAGCCAATAACATACATCTTAGTACCATCAGACTTAAAGAATACATCTGTTGGTTGTGTTTCCTGTGATGAAACACTAAAGTTTCGAACATAACCTGCTGTAGAAATATCCCATGCAGTACTTAAAGCGTATTCGTTTATATCGTCACCAGCTCCACCAACCAGATACATTTTAGTACCGTCAGGCTTAAAGAAAATACCATAGGGAGTATTATCTTGACTAGCAACACTGAAGTTCTGAACATAGCTTGCAGTATTCACAACCCAAGGGGTACTCAATGAATATTCATTTATGTCATCACCAACAGTCCCAACAACGTACATCTTTGTGCCATCAGGCTTAAAGAAAATACCATATGCGGCTGTATCTTGACCAGATATAGAATAATTAATATTAGTATATATTGCAGAAGATAAATCCCCTAGAAACGGATCATCGTTATAAGCATAGGATAAATCCCATGCGCCCTCTGGGCCTGTGCTTACACCAGCAGCAGCTTGAATAAGATGTTTACTTGTTGTCATATCTTACCCCAATGCTTGACCCGCTGTGAACCCATACCATGTTGTGCCGCCATCGTGCGTGATAAACACAAAGTAATCCACCGCAGATGCAGTTGCAGTTAGCGTTGGTGCAGTTGCCTCAGGCCAATCAACAGATGTAGGCCATGTCACTGTGTAGCCCGATGCAGATGCGTCCTGAACGATTTTTAGTGTAAAGCTGTACGAAGTGCCGCTGGCAGGGGGGTTAGAAAACGTAAACGTGGTGTTCTCTGTCAGTGTGTGGCTGAATGCGTTACCCGCCTCACAGTCCACCGTGGTGGCGTTAGAGGATGATGTAACCGCTGCGTAGGTTTCGTTGTAGCTGTCGGCTATTAGTTCGCCTGTGACGTCTGCGCCTGTTGAGGTTGTGGCAAAACGTGTTGTCCCTTGAAAGGCTAAATCACAAGAACCACCAGTGTTGAACGCTGCCATTTGAACTGCATTTGCACTATCGTAGAAAGTCACCGCTGATCCGTTTGTTTGGATGGATAGTAACCCTGAACCAACCTCACGAATTATGGAGTTATTATTTGCTGAATTGTGGGTAATCTGAAGGTCACCGCTTGTACCAAACTTTAGTTCTTCATCATCGGGTACAGTAACATTCCCTGACGCATCCGCAGTGACAACCTTGGACGCCTCAACGATGCCTAGTGTCGTGATGTCGTTGTAGTTCAATTCGGTGGCTGTAGCAGTCACACCTAAGTTAGTCAGAGCAGTCGCTGCGCTGGACAGGTCAGACAGGTTGTTTGCGGATTGAGCATAACGCGCATCTGACTGCGCCTTGGTATAAGTATCTGTAACGGTAAATGTTGCATAGGCAACTACGTCAATCGCATCGCCAGAAGTGGCACCTGCGGCAAGAACAACAGATGTACCGTTTGTCGCAGTGTAGTCAGTAGTGTCACGGAGCAAAACGCCGTTTTGGTAGACCGCAATGCTGCCAACCGTATAAGTCACCGCAAAGGTGGTTTGCGCTGCTGTCGCCGTAAACGATGTTACGTCGATGGTGTTTGTAGCACTCGAACCCGCTGTAATCTCTACAACCGCTGCTCCCGCGCCTGCGCCATCGCAGTAAACAATAGAAGAGCTACCGTCCAAGATGTCCACAGTAGAGCCTGAACCCTGTGAGATTGTAACTGTCTGACCAGAATCATTCTTGATAAAGTAAACCTTCTGAGCGTCATTTGGTGCAATCGTCACCGTAACCGCAACCCCGGGCGTACCACCAAAAACCAGAACCTTGCTCATACCATCTGATATGGTTCCGTCAGAGGTTGTTACAGTCTCTGTTGCACCTGTTAGGGTAATACTGACTACGCCGTTCGTTAAACGGTCAATGATGTCAAAGTTCGTGTTGGTGGATGTACCCCATGTACCGGATTCATCACCAGTGGCGATCTTTTTTATCCCGCCGTTCGTTGTATAGGTAGCCATTTTCTTTACCTTTACGCTGCTATTTCAGTCCAAATTGTTTCAGGCGTTGGTTCCTCTTCTGTCCAAGTGCTGCCTGGTGAAGGCGTTACACCTGTCCAAGTTGTGCCTGGATCAGGAATTATCTGATCATAAACTAGCACAGAACCAACACTCGCGCTAGAGGAAAGCCCTGTCACGCTTATGCTTACACTTAGTATCGCTTCAGCCGAACCAACTTCTGCTGTAGCAAGTATTCCAATGTTGTTTACAGGAACACGCTGGAATGTTCTGAGTTCAACAGTGCCCACATTGCCCGTGGCTGCGACACCTGTAACCTCAATGTTTGGCGCGTCACCAATAATGCTGACATCGCCAATAGCAGGGACTGTTTCAACCCCTGTTACGTTCACATCAATACCAGTACCCGCATTGATAGTTACGCTGCCAACACCACCTGTAACCTCAAGTCCAGTTGCAGGAGCATAGGCATTAATAACGACACTTACGCCGTTAATTGCAGTTGTTCCAACAAGCGAGGCTGTAATTGGAACAGTTATACCTGTACCTTCAACAACAGTGACGGAGCCAACCGCCATTGCTGCTTCAAGTCCAGTTTGTGGGATGTTTTGGTCAGTGCGTAGCGTTACATCGCCAACGGCACCTGTACCAGCCAAACCATCAGGAATGATAACACCGTCACCTGTTACGGTAACAGAGCCTATCGCTGTTGTGGCCTCAAGACCTGTGACACTGACCGCTACGTTCTCACGAACAACGGCAATGCCAACCTGACCCTGAAGCGCATCTATTTCAGACTTTTCACCGCCCCAAGCGGTTTCACCAAATCCTAACTCGCCCCAACCGTTGAGTGTGTGGCCCACGCGAACAGGGACTGCTTCATTCCAAGCACCCTCGCCCCACTCGCCACGACCCCAACCGTTAAGACTCGCCATAGGGTAGCCCCTTACGCGATACGGATAATCGCGTTAGATGCGTCAGCCGTTGGGAATACGATCTGGAAGTCACCTGCGGTAGACGACTTGTCAGAACCAAAGTCTAGCACAATAACGCTATCCGTTGTACCAGTACCTGCACCTGTTGTGGTGTTGTAGATCAACGCCCCACGCGCAGTGATTGTAGCTGACGTAAACGTCAAGTCCGCAAAGTCGGTAAACGCTGTTGTGCCAGAAGTTGTCGGAGTTACGTTTGTTAACGTGCCGCCACCCGCTGCATACGAACCAGAGTCGCTTACTTCGTTTGTCGCTGTGTAGTCGGTGGTAGACGCATCGAAAGAAGCATTGTTGTCATACAACGCTAGCTTAAACGTATCACCTGTTGAGTTTGTAAAGTTATGACTTCCTGTCAGCAATTCCTGCTTGAAGGAAGTACACATGTAGTTGCCGCTGAAAGCCATGTTACAGTCTCCTTATGAGTTCAGCCAGTTCGGGATGTCCCGCATCATTAAGTGCATTATACACAGTTGTGCGGTCGCTGCGAATAGCCTGTCGCATATAATATGCAACCAACTTTTCGATGTGCTTCGAGAAAGCACGAGCTTGGTCCCGTATGCCAGGATGGGCACTATCGGAAACCGAAATCACTTTTTCCACGCATTGCTGCGCTAGTTCTTCAGGGGTAAAGCCACGGTTCTCTGTGGTGCGAACACCTACAACCGTTTCTTCTTTTGGTACACTGATGTCGATATTAAACATTATTGCTTCGCCCTTACGACCTTACCTGTACGGTATTCGTCTGTTGTTTCTTTGGCTTCTCCTAGCATCTTAATGCCAACCAAAGATTCTTGGAACCGAGAGTTATACATAGACATTACGTCCTGCTCACCCTTCATGTAAATATAGGCTTCGATCAACGAACCATACAACATAGCCATCTCAGCATTTGTACTTAGCCATGTTGTGCCGCTGTCAGAACCTGCGGTCAGACTTAGCGGACGATAGAAGTAGTGAAGCTCTGCGGTATACGTTGTGTCCGGTGTTGGACCCAACAAGAAGTTGTCTACGTCAAACACACAGTAGTACTTAGGCGCACCTGTCGTAGTTGTGTCCGGAGTATATGTCTGCACGAAGCTCGGATCTTTGAACTCAATGAAAAAACGATCTCCATCTGCACCACGCAAGCTCAAAGAAAACGGAGCCAGGTAATCCGATGGAACCGCTAGGTATGGGTTCGAAGCTGTCGTAGATGCTGTGGCATTCTTACGGAACAAACTAAGCTGCACGTTCTTTAAGATCCGCTCCTCGGCTTGGCGGATAAACAACGGTAGATTGTTTACGAAAGACGTTTCATCATTTTCCGTATAATCTTGGATAGCCTGTTTAAGCTGTGCGTATGTAAAACTCATGACGTACTCACCGTAACTGTTCCAACCTGACCAACTATACGAGGGCTAGTCAAGTTTGGGTTTTCTACCAACGGAACACCGACATACGCCTGAACCGTTTCTTTTGTGTCTGGGCGCGGATTTCTCAACGCCTGGGGATCTGGATACGCCTTTGGCGGAAACAACTGTGGATGCTTCGGCTCGTACTCGTCTGGTCCAACCTTGGCCCCCGTCCACTCCACCTTCATCTCACGAAGACGGTAACGGCGACCTGACCGATCCGATATACCCCAAGCATTTTTTCCGCTAGCGTATGCCATTAAACCCTCAAGTAACTCAAGCTAGGCTGTAGCTTCAATGGTGTTCGACCTTCGTCTTCGTCCGCCGCACGTTGGAACTCTTCCTCGTATACAGACTTTAGAAGCTGAATGCGTTCCGGTGCCCGTTTCATCGCCATGTAATAGGCTAGCCCCGCCACCATACAAGGATAGAAACGGAAAGGCATATCAGTAGTATTAACCAAAGCATCTGCGTCCTCGATCCGTTGCACATAATAATAGATTAACTGATCTGTAGAGTTTTCAGGAACTGACCACAGGTTAATGACCGGATCAATCTGACGGTCAAAATAGAACTGACTTGGACGACCCTGCGTGGTTTTGTTCGGCAATGTAGCATATTCGCCACGGCTGATCCGCTCTACCTCGTAGTCTGTGCCATTCCGTCGAAGCGTTACTTCCAAGATGTCCACAACATCCGCTGTAAGCGTTTCCTGTGCTTGGCCTGCCGTCAGGGTGATCGTCCCCTGCTTAACAGTCCAAAGGTTTAGACCACGGTTTGCCCAGTCCGCAAACATCAGGTTCAATGACCGACGCGCTGTTCGAGCATCGTAGCCCGTGCGAACTTCGAGGCCACAGCGTTCATACGCTTCCTCGATGATCTCACCTACGTCTAAGTTAAAGTCTCTTGAACCTGAAGTTGTCATTATGATTCGCCTTTAAACGATCCGCCGCGTCCTGCCATTACACATCCGCCAGCGTTGTACCCTTTGACTTTGCCGCCGTACTTATAACCTTTTTTGATCATACCGCCGCCCATATAACCGACCATACCACCTTTTTTCTTTTCAATCACCCCACGCCCAATCAGAACGTCTTTCTTTGTGACTTTACCGTCTCCGCTTAGATCTTTCATAACATACTCCTGTTACTTCTCAAAACACTCTGACCAAGCCACCCTTGGCCTTCCAGTTGATACGCTTAGAAGATTTTTTCTTCTTCGCCGCAGATGTACACTGTGCCATAGTAGGGCGACAGGCCGGATAACTCTTACGCTTCTCACCCTTCTGACGACCACAAGGCTTGCCAGTCTTACAATCGACCCAACCCTTCCCGTCATTCTGGGAGAACCATTCACGTAATGAGTTCTTTTTCTTTGCCATCAGTACAGATTCGTCTCTTTACGACGACCCTCTTCGACAGAACCACAACCAAAAGCTATAATTCCACCGCTCTTTAACTTCTTTTTAACAGGGCGTTTGCGCTTCTTAGAAGATTCGCCCCAGTTGTCGGCTCCCACTTTTCGGCATTTTGCCACCGCTCCGCTGGCGTACGCGCTGGGCCACACCTTGTACCGAGCCTTGACTTTTTTTGCGCAAGCGTCGAGCTTTTTCTTTTTTTCTGCCATTAGTTACCTCCTGCGGAGATTTTGAAACCTGGAACGACATTTGACCACGGCCCATCATAATTTGCCTGCCTTTCTGTCAGCTTTTCTACAGCCTGAACTAAATGATCTATTTTAACATGCATGACTTCTGTACGCTTATCCACCGTAACAAGCGTAGAAATCATCCAGATAAGACCTGTAGAAGCGAGTCCTACAACGGCTGTAAAAATAACAAGTGAATAAGGTTTGCTCATAGTCCTACCACATTTTGCATGACCAGTATCTGGCCTTTAGTTTATCCAATGTACCTTTGTCACAACCGTGCCGCGCACGGAAAGACTTACGACGTTCAGGGTTTGACTTCTTAATGGTCATATTGGCATCCCCGAATCTGACGATCTTTTCTTTGCCCTTGTCACATGCCTTTACAACAAACTTCTTGCCGCCAGACTTCTGACGCTTCGGCTTGTTGCATTTCATCTTGGACTTGTCGATCTTAGGCATCACAAGCTCCCCTGTTCTTTAATCAAAAAGCCATCGCCAAAGATCCCGATATCAGCAGTCTGACCAGACATCTTTGCTTGAAACTCAATGGTTGCTTTCTCTGGAACCTTAAACGGAAGTGTCCGTGCAATATCCATACGAGACACAAAACTGGTCTGCGCCACATTAAACACCCGACCATCGCTATACGTCACGCGGTTGCGGAACGTCATGATCTTAGTGTCGTTGTTAGCTGTAGCTGTAAATGCATCAATCCGTCCAAGATAGAACGAATACCCCGCAGGTACAGTGAATACCGCAGCTTGGTTTTTACCGTACGTTGCGATGATCTTGGCGTACACCGTTCCGCTGTAACTTGCGGTTACATCACCAAGAGCATTGCCGCTCACTGTGATCAGATCATTTATACGGAAGAATTTATTAGTTGTAGTAACTGCTGTAAGGCCGTTTAACGCAACTACTTCACTCACTTGAGCGTAGTTCTCGTCAACGCCAGACACCAAGATACTGACCGCAGTATCTGCCGCATTACTACTTACTAAAGAAAGGTTTTGCTCGGCACTCAAAAACGGTAACGCCGTGTTGTTTTCCCAAGGCGTACGGAATGTTGTACCGATTGCAGGATTTGTTCCAAACAAATTCCTAATAAAGTGACCAGGGATTTGACCCCTAGCCACTTGAAGCTCGAATGGCTCCGATGTACCGACCTGAGTTATGGATCGGATGTCGTGAACCATTGGATCCTCCTACGATAGGATGATCGTGAGTTCGTTACTCGCACCTGTAAACGCATCGACGTACACACCGCTGCTTGCGATAATGCCGTCATCTGGAATGTTCATTACGTGGTGTCCCGCTGGAAACTTCTGCGTAAGCAAAACGTCGCCATTCGTATCACCGTTTTTCAACGTGAACGAACCTGCGGCGGCACCGTAAATTACAACCTGACGTAAACGAGAACGAGATGGACCTACGACCGCAGCCGTTGTTCCTTGAACCCAATTATATGCATTGACTGGACCAGCCATGATCTATCTCCTTATCCTGCGGAGACAGTCAAAACACCTGAGTTACTCCAGACCTGTCCTGCAACAGATGGATCAGAAGTTGGTAGGTCTTTGATGATCACAACGCTGTTTGTGCCGTCATGTGAAATAGAGATGTTCTCTGTGATCGCACCAGTTGTTGCGTTCTTTGTTACGTCTTTGAATCCGTTCTCCGAGCGAACTGGACCGTTAAAAGTTGTGTTAGCCATGTCATTCTCCTGTCTTGGCAAATGTCAGTCCCGATGAGACTGTCAGGGATATACCAACCATACAGAAGTTTTAGGTAAAAAGAAAGGGGCTACCGAAGTAGCCCCAGTCCAACAGGGAGGTGTCCAAAATGAAAAGGACAACCTCATTGTAGCATAAATTATGCGCCAGGTGAACCGAACACACAGCGTGGGTCAGAGAACCCGAAGCTGTAACGCTCACGCGCTTTGAAGCGCATGTTACCTGTGTCGAAGTCAGCTTCCATGTTTGTTGACATCGGAGTACGCTCGAAATGGACGAATCCACGAGGTGCGTCTGTCTTGATGAAGAACGCATCTGGGTCCGTTAGGAAGTCGTTGACGGCATAGCCTTCAGGCAACATTCCCATTGAACGGATTGCGTTTACATCGTTGTCCGCTGTGCCAACGCGCAAGTTAGAAACCATCAGACGTTCTGCAACGAATTGCAACTGACGAGGGATAACCAACTTTGTGCCACGTAGAGCGACTTTTAGACCACGCTCATCAACGAAACCTGCGATGTTGATCAAAGCATCTTCAAGAGATGTTTCGTTCAAGTCCGCTGGAGTTGATGGTTCGTTGGCAAATGTACCACCTGATGTAAGTGGGTGGTCAGTTGCACACAATGCTTTGCCGTCACCACCAGCAGATGCGCCAGCAGTAAATGCATTGTTAAGGATAGCTGCTGCCTTAACTTGCTTTGTGTGTGCCATTGAACGAGCCAACGCACGAGTATAACGTGAGCCAAGACGATCATAAAGGTTATCTTCGATAGCCTCTTCTGTGATCGAGAATGCCAACGCGATTGTCTCGTGGTTGTAACGAGCAGTGTATGCTTCGTTAGCGTCGTCAAAGTTAATTGAGGAACCTTCCGATTTGGTCGGTGCCGCGCCGAAACCGCTCAACATCACCTCTTCTTCGAATGCACGATCAGAAGATTCTGTTGTGAAGATCTCCGCATGTTGGTTTTCGTACCGTGAGTACTCCATACCAAACAAGGCGTTAAGACCTGGTTCCAACTCTTTCGCTAGTTGTGCGCGAGAGATAGCCATAAGTTAGTCTCCTTATACGCCTGTGTTTGAAACAGTACCAGCCGCGATAGCACCGTTAGGCGCACCAAAGCTGTTGTTCAAACGTACGATTAGTGGAATACCAGCCGCTGTATAGTCTTGGTTCTCAGGATCGTCTTGAATCCCGATGATACGCAAGTGCAATGAAGCGGTGGTGGCGATTGTGCTAACACCCAATGTAGCAGATGAAATACCTGTGGTTGATGAACCAGAAGTACCTGCTGCAAAGTTCGCGTTCGCGAATACGTGACCACGAGCAGTTGCTTCGCTTGTTAGTGAAGCACTTGAACAGATAACGTATGTTTGACTTGGGTTGTCATAGACGAAGGCTTTAACCGGATGGTTAGAGTCTGCGCCTGAACCAGGCCAGTTGTTTGAGAAAATCTTTTCACCAGTAGTAGACGAAACGTATTCACAACCCCAGAAAACACCAAGTAGACCTACTGAGCCACCTGCTGCCGCGCCAACAATGTCAATGAAACCAGTTGACAGCGGAATAACAGGAGAACCTTGATAGATCGCGTTAGTGTTACCAGAGGCAATACGATACTCTGTCGTACCAGTGGTGTTCGCGCCAGAACCCTGGACGCCCACCGGACGTAGTCCGAATGCACCATTAGTATTTGCCATAGTAGCAATCCTCTAAATTACTCGGAGTCGCGTTCACGGCCTCCGAAAGTTACACGACTTTGCCGACTTTGATTGATCGGCATTGAAGGATGTTGCTCCTTCATCAAGTCCTGATCCACAGCTACCATTTGTTCGCGGGTGCGGCCCCCGTAATACTCGTTTCTTTCACGGGCTGTTTCTTCAGGGATACGGCACAGCATCAGACCACCTTGTCCGATAACGCCCTCGTAACGACCATCGTCGATAGTTGGTGCTTCGTAGTCTGGATACTCATCCTTACGAACAGGTTCCCATCCTTCACGGAGCTTTGCGTTAACATTCATTTTGTCTTCTTCGCCTCGCATTGCGACTCGAATCCAACGATGCACATACCCATCAGGTGCGGGTGGTGCAGCAAGGTGACTGGGCGGTGCCCATGGTTTTCTGCGCGTATCTGTTTCGCGTGTTGCGCTTGCGCGCGGTTTTCTGTCAGCCATCTCTTACTCCTTCACGTACTTGGCGTATTCTTCAAGAGGTACGCCCAGCTTCTTAGCAATCGCTACTTGTGAATGCGTCAGCTTGACCGACCTGCGCCCCTGTTTATTACTGCGGGATGCGGAGTTACCAGCAGAAGCGACCTGACTTCCTCCACCCGATTTCTTCGCCGTTTGGAACTTATGTGGAAATTCCGAACGTATGCGTTTGTCTACCTCAGTATAATACTCATCGGACTGCGGGTCAAACCCCTCTTCTTCCGTAAGTTGACTATGTAGCGCAAATGCTGCGGCTGTCATAACCTTGTCCTGACCAAACCACTCGTTTTTACTCGCCCATTCTTGTGCGCGAGGATCCACTTGTTGCTGTTGTTGGACGGGTTGTTGTTGCTGAACCTGCTGTTGTTGAACAGGTTGCTCTTGTTGCTGAACCTGCATCTTAGACTGCTGTTCTGCACGAGCTTTAGCGGTGTTGTAACGCTGTGTCTCAATCGCAATGTTCGACAACGCCTGCTGCGCTTCAAGCATTTTGTCTGTATCACCAGCCTCATATGCTTCTTTATATGCGCGTTTTGCTGCCTCAGTCTGCGACTGAATGCGTGTACCGTACTCAGAAAGATATCCAGTGTCTAAAGCCTGCATACGAGACTTTAGCTTCTTGTTTTCTTCAAGTAGCTGCTGAGATACGCGAAGAGCTTCCGCCTTATCGCGCTCTTCCTGACGGTATTTTTCCGTGAGCTTTTTAATACGACTCTGTACGCCTTTGCTGTACGAGTCTAGTTCCTCATCACCTGAAGCCTGCTTTTGCTCTGGCTCAGATTCTTCTACAGCCTGCTTTTCCGGAGCCTCTTCTTCAGGCGTCTCAATAACAAGTTCTTCTTGTTCTTGCTTTTCTTCGTCTGCCATAACCTACCCTCTAAACATGTTTGATGTCATCCGGCTCAAGAATAGTTGCGATAACTTCGTCGTCATTGATGACACGAACCTCACCACCATCGATCTTGAATCGAGAACCAGAATAACGACCAATGCAAACCCATTGGCCTTCCTTGCACCATGGCTCGGCATCCGGACCAAACTTGTCAGGATCCTTATAAGCCAATGGCCCTAGCTTCATCACGTATGCCACAACCGTAGCAACGCGCTCACGCTCCCGAACCTCGTCGGGAATGTACAGGCCACTTGATGTCTTAGCTTGCCCTTCATACGGCATAACTAAAACCCGCCAACCAGTAGGTTGCGGGAGACGATCAAGTAACGGTTTGTCTAAGAGGGACGGGTCTAGTACCCGTTCATTAGCGTCAACATATGCGCTATCCAAAGCGGAGGAGTCTGCATTCGACTCTTCTCGTTCTTTGTTCATTTTCTGCGCAACGTGTTCAGGAAGATATAAAGTCTTCGACATCGTCTACGTTTTTCTCCAGCAGGGCCTTGATTTCTTCACGCGCGAAAGAGAGACCCCGTATC